GCTGCAATTTTCTCCCAAGTCTTAGCCTGAGATGTAATACTGGCATTTGTAGTAACTTCTGTACCATTTAACCAAGCCGCAAAATCACCGCTTTTATACTTTATTGCGATTTTAAAAAAACCACTAGGATAACCTGGCGAACTCCAAAAGGTATTAAGTCCAGTCCCACCTATAAGAGCTTGTAGCCATAAGCCAGAGCTATTAGTGGCACCAATACCAACTGCATTTGAACTATTTGCGCCCATACTAATAAAACCATAGTCGCCATTAAAATCAAAATCCAATTCCAGAAAAAAAACACCCTCAGTTTGACCAATTAAACTGCTTAAACCAGTTTTATAAAAACTTGTTCTATTCCTAGTTACTGTTGCCCCTGAAGTTGGGATATAACTTGTTGCTGAAGGGTCTGTATGCGCACCGCTAGGTATTTCTTCTAATTGAACCCCCCACAAACTGAAATTCGTACCTGTTCCACCTGCAAAATTACCCAAATAAATTCTAACCGAACTTGTGCCAGAATTAGTAGTAAAAGTAACGCTAATTCTACTCCATGTGCTGCTATTAGTTTGAGAGTAAAAACTAGTTACCCCAACTATATATGAAAAGATTTGCATATCTAGTATGCTGTAATTCATATCTGTCATTGTACCCCTTTTAGCATAGAATGAAAATGTATAGGTAGTGCTTGCTGATACTGACATCACATTATAAGCGGCAACAGAAGCACCACCTGACGGATCTTCTATAAGATTCCCAGTGGTCGTTCCATCAGGTCCAACAACGGTATTGGCATTATAAGTAGCAGTCCCTGCCCACCCACCACTTGGCATACCTGTGCTATAAGTAAATAAATTAGTTCTTTGAGGTTCTACTAAAAAACTTGGACAACTACCATCTGAATAATCTAATTGAGGCTCGTTAACAGCAACAGACTCTATATTGCCTGAAGGGTTTACTCTTGTGGCAGTTGTTGCTCTTGTAATATCTAGATCGGCTAAACCTGAGTCTGGTTTAACACTATAAAGAGTTCCTGCTTTACCTGCATTAGCAGTTGTAATTATTTTAGCATCATCTAATAATGTCATGATATATCATTTAAAGCGGTTAATATAGTATTCAAGCAAGAACTTCCCCCAAAAGTACCACCATCAGTTGTAACTCTTGTTTCAAAGTCAGCAATCATAGTGTCAACAGGACTACCGCCACCACCACCACCACCTGCTTTGATGTTATTTAAACTTATACCTAATTTAAGTGCTAACATATCCTATGTAGTAGCTCCTTCATGATAACCTATTCCAATACCACTTGTAAGAGTAATTGCAGTTACATTCATAAACAAGGTTGTCCCTGCCGCTAAAGTCGTATGTAGAGCTGCCTCACCAGTTGCATCTGCTACTGTAATTGAAGCTACTACACTTTCAACTGGAAAGTAAACACAGTACCAGTCCTTGCTAGTTTGTGCTGCTGTTGTAAAAATTTCAGTACCTCCGTTTTTACCTAGTTGCTCCATTAAGAGTTGTTGTACATTTTCTATTGCCATTTTTTTATTTTTTTATTGTCCGTAATATATATAATTTGTGCCACTAGGCTCTTGCCTTTGTGTGTATTGTACTTGAGCCGTTCCTGCTTTGTCTGCTACATACATCTTGCCTTTGGTCACTAACCCTTGCACTATGCCTTTAGTTGCAGCAGGAGGGCTTAAAACATCATTCTCGTTAGCAGGTGCATTACCTAAAGATATTGTTACAGCACCTACCCAACTTATTTCATATACTTCATATTTCCAAAATCCAGAAGGTAAAAAATCAACTTTTCCAGTATAAACATTAGGAGTAGCATTATAATCAAATACAAACTTTGTGTATCTATCATAGATTAAATGAACTGTTGAATAAGCATACTGAATAGATTTATCCATGTCATTAGTGAACTTTACTAAGTGTCTTATCTTATCTGATCCTACTGAAGTGTCTATGCGATTATCTTCAGTCTGTAAGTAAGTTGTTAGGTTAGTTTCTGTTATTGCTTGTATCATACACTATATAATAGAAAAAGTCATTATTTATTTGGTATATAAAAGAAAAGAGTAGTATTAAACTACTCTCCCCTCAGAAATATATATGAAAACTACTAATTAAGATGTTACAATAGTACCCATTGTGAATCCTGCATTATCAAATGGCTCTGTTGTATAATCCGCAACCATTGGGAAAGGTAAAGCCTCCATACCATCAAAGGTAAGTGTATATCCATTTCTTGAACCAAAATCACTACCGCTTTCCATAGTACCTGCATTAAGTTCCATTCCGTTAGTTGTTCCTAATCCAACGATCACATCATGTCCGTTTGTTAGTTGTTGATTTAATTGAGCAAATACAATTGTCTTTGTAGCACCTAATAATTTTATTTGATTTTGATCTTCTTTTGTGAGTTTGTTTAAGATAATATTACAACTTGGAGTGTAATAAATCGTACCATTCTCACGATTACCAACAATTGTATCTGTAAGACTCGCAACACCTAAAGGCATTGTGTACCTATATAATACATTTGATCCCATTTCTATATCAGTAATTTCTCCTGATGTTTGAGGTATGGAGGTTACTTGATCATATACAGCAAAATAAATAAATTTAATTCCACCACTAATCCTATTACAATCTAACCCCCTACCTTTACTTAATATTCCACAAGCCATGTTTTTTTTATTTTAAAAGTTAAAAAGAGGGGGTTTTTACGCCCCCTACTTTGTGCTATTACGATTGTCTTACGATATCAGCTCCAGTTCCTGACTGAACACCTGCCGAGTAACGAGCAACTAATCTCATGTTGTCTGATCCATCTAAAGCAGCCATGTCCATCAAAGCAATTCTAGTTGCATCTGATAACAAATCAGTTCCAAAAAACAAGTTTGACTTCTGAGCTATTACAATTTCGTTTGTAGTCATTCCGTTACAAACAGCGATTTTGTAGCCTTCAAACATTGGCTTATAGTCTCCATTCATATTGTAAGCATTAACATATCCTAAAGTAGATACTGCTGAAATATATGCTTGGTAAGTTGTTTGGTTCATGTATATATGCAAATCTTCTTTACCTAATACATTAGCTGGTATTGCTTGAACTGCCCCTTGTAAGTTTGCAATAATGTTTCCTGGTACATAAGCCCCTGTTGCTGCATCTTGAACAACTGTTGCATCAACTGCTGGTAATAATAAACCAGTTACAGCACCATTAAATCCATTGAATTTTCCTGCAACAGCAGTTCCACTCCAAATTGAATCTTCAGTCGCTTGTGCAATAATATCGCCCATGTAAGATATTACATAGTCATCAAAAGATGCTGGAGGAGGTGCGCCTGCACCTGCTCTCATTTGTAAAGCCTCCCATGAGTCTAAGAGAGTTGCCTTACAAAGGTCTAAATTCACTTGAAGATTTTTAGGTTCTAAAACCTTTTCTGTTAAAGCAAGAGTACCTGCTGAATTAAAATCACAAGTTGCATCAGCTACTGCTGAAACAGTGTTATTCATTGCCTGTATGTTACTTTTGTATTTGATATTTTCTATCATTGTTAGATAATCTAACGAGTTTGAAGCCTTTAATGCAGCACTGATGTAAAAACCAGCTGCCTTCCCTGCAAAATTACTTGTTGTAGTAAACGCCATTTTTTTTTATTTTTTTGTTATTATTATTTATTTAAATTATATAAGAACTTCTCCTGACTTGTCATTCTTCTAAAATCCTGTGCAGTAGGAGTAGGTCTTTCTGAGCTAAATTTGTTTGTATTAATCGGTGTATCAGCTGGACTTTCTGCTAATTCCGTTTTAAGTTTTTCGTTCTCAGCTTTTAGTTTTTCTAATTCTTCTTCTGCTGAAAATTCAACTGTTTCTGTTTTCTTGATTGTCTTAGGTTTTTCAGATACTTCTTCAGTAGTTTCTTCTGCCATTTCTACATCTTCCGTATCACCTTCCCCCATTCTAGATTTCAAATCAGCAACAGCGTCCATTAAGTTATCAACTTTATCCTTCATTTCTTCATAAGACTTAGCCCAGTCAGCTTTTTCTGCGTCTGATTCAGGAAAAGCAAACTCAACAGCTTCTGCCATTTCGCTGTATTCTTTTTCTTCTTTTGCATCTATTTCTTCTTCAGTATCAACTTCTTCAGTTTCTGATTCAATGACCTCAGCTACTATACCTTCTTCTTCTACCCTAAAAGATACACCAGTATCAGTACGATATGTTCCGCTTGGAAGTTTTATGGTTGTGCCATCTTCAGTGAGAACTGATATGTCCAC